CTCGACGGAAAACGAAAACAGTAATGCACCGGCAGATGTCGTTACCGGTAACGAAGTCATAAAGGCAACCAGCGACGGAGAATACATTCCGCGTGAACTATTACCCACCAGCGATACGGCCGTACAGCTGGTACTCAATGCGCCTCACCCGGGCCAACAAGCCATTTGGGAAGTAGGATACTGGCACAGGTTTAACGCCGTAAGGTGTGGGCGCCGATTCGGCAAAACGGCTATGCTGGTGGCTCTCGCCATATCATTCGCTTGCGATACATTCCGCGTACCTACTGATTTAACGCGCCTTGAAACGGGCCGCGTAGGCATTTTTACGCCTAGCTACAAACAGGGTATGGAAATTTGGGACGAGCTCTGCCAACGCCTCGAGCCTGTCATTGAATGGAAAAACCGCAGCGAGCGCCGCATTTTCTTGAAAACAGGCGGCCGTATCGATATGTGGCACGTCGATAACAACCCGCTCGCTGGCCGTGGCCGTAAATACCACCTCGTCTTGATGGATGAGGCTGCTTTTACGCGTTCACCGGCGATGTTAGAAATTATCTGGCCGCAAGCTATTCGACCGACACTTATCGACTATGCCGGCAGTGCGTGGATATTCAGCACACCAAACGGTATTGATGATCGCAATTTCTTCTACGCCATTTGTCACGATCCGCTTTTAGGATTCAAACAGCACCACGCGCCCACCAGCGCGAACCCCAACGTGCCTCAATCGGAAATCGACGAATACGAGGTTAGCCAGGACCCTCGTACATTCAAGCAGGAAATTTTAGCCGAGTTTATCGACTGGAGTAGCGCCGCGTTTCTTAACATAAATATGCTGCTGCACCCGACCGGCCAAAAAGATAAATATGGCGAAGAAATCCGCTCGCCGGTGGCGTACCCGAAATCGTGTGATGTTGTGCTGGTGGTTGCTGATACCGGCATGAAAGGGGGTGTAGAGCACGATGGACACGCATTTTTATACATCGCCTATAACCGGCCAACCGCACAGCACCCACGGGGCCAGATGTGGATACTCGATTGGACAATTTCACAGATTGAAGCCGGCTATTTTGAAAAATATTTGCCAGGCATTTTTGATCGTGGTCTGGAGCTATCACGGCAAGTGAACCCGCGTCACGGGTTTAAGGGCGTATTCATGGAACCGAAAGCGCTGGGCGATATCGTTATCTCAAAGTTTCAAAGCGGCACTTTAAGCATACCCGGGCATGAGGGACAGCCGTACGCGGTAATCCACCCTATCGATAGCCGGCTGGTGGCAGAGGGCAAAGATAACAGGGCCGTGGCTATTGAACGTTTTCACAATGCGAATATGGTGCGAATCACCAGTTACGCACACAGCAAAACGATGGAATTTAAAAAGCACAAGGCTAACCACCTTTTGCGACAGATTGCCGGCTTTTTCCTGGGCGATCCGAAAGCACATAAACGCGCTGACGACCTGTTAGACACGTATACGTATGCGCTTTCAATCTGTTTCGGTGACTTCAAAGGGGTTTAACGACGTGGCGAAAGTAGGAATAGACAACAACCTAACGAGCGAGCTGGCGAAGATTCTCGATAACAACGAGATTCAACCCGGATCTGATGTGGGTTACGAGCTTTGTAAACTCATTTGGCAGTTTCACCCGCTAGGCGGAAAGCTCGTAGAAAAGCCGATTGACATGGCGATGTGTAAGCCACGCCGGTACATCGTAGATACCGATCCCGACGAACGAGTAGTACGTCAGTTTGAGGCTGTGTTTAAGCGCATGAGAATCAGCGAGAAGGTGAAAAACTTTTTCTACGTTTCACGTTGTTACGGCGCGGCGGCGATCGGTGTGGGAACTATCGACGGTGATTTAGCGCAACCGCTGGGAACGTTCGATCTCACCGAAGAGGATATTTTTATAAACGTGTTTGATCCACTGAACGCGGCCGGCTCACTGGTGACAAGCCAAGATCCAAACAGCCCGTTATTTCAGGAGCCAAACAAATCGCTAACTATCGCCTCTGTGGATTGGCACAGCTCACGAACGCTAACGCTTTTCCACGGTGCGCCGATTTATCTGGAGTATCAAAACAGCGCTTTCGGCTTTACCGGCCGTAGCGTGTTTCAGCGCTGTTTGTACCCGCTGAAAAGCTATATCAGCACCATGATAGCTAACAATCTGGTGGCGAAAAAAGCCGGTGTGCTGGTGGCCAAAACCGAGCAGAACGGCACGATCGCAAGCGGATTAATGGCGCTGGCCACACGCACAAAACGCCTGATGCTCAAAGAGGCCGAAAACGAGGGCGTGATTTCTATCGGCACTAGCGACGATATAGAAAGCCTCAATTTGCAGAACATCGACGGCGCTTTGAAAACGGCCCGAGACAACATTATTTCAGACATTGCGGCGGCCGCAGACGTACCGGCAAACCTTATCCGGGAAGAGGCTTACGCGCAGGGATTTAGCGACGGTAAAGAAGATTCAAAGGCCACCAGCCAGTACGTAGACGGTATCAGGCAATTGGTTGAAACAGTTTTAGACTATTTCGAAAAAATCGTTATGTACGTCGCATGGACCGAAGAGTTTTACGAAGCACTCAAAACAGAATACCCGGAAATTATCACCGAGGATTTCAAAACCACGTTTTACCGCTGGCAACGCGAGTTTCGGGCCGAGTGGCAAGAGCTGGTAGAAGAAAGCCCGGATAAACGCCGGGAGAGCGATAAAGCGCTGGTGGATGGTGCGATCCAGCTGGTTAACGCGATGCTTCCAGAGCTTGACCCTGAGAACAAAGCGGCCGCGCTGGTTTGGCTGGCAGATGTCGCCAACTCCACAAAAACATACGGAGAAACGCCGCTAACGCTTGATGAAGACGCGATAGCCGAGTATGAGCCGCCAAGTTTGGGTTTTAACGCTGGTGGTGAAGGGGATTTTAAGAGCGGCCAGCGACCGCCCCGGGGAGGCTTAGAAAATGATGGCGTAAGCACGTTAGACCCACCAGCAGAGGGTTAGCGATGGCCAGAAGAAACAAGCCGCGTACCTTGTGGCAAACAATAGGCGATGCAGTCAATTTTTACCTCGAGAACGGTTTTACGAATCAGGCCGATCTCACCGAATGGAGCAGAAAGTTAGCGGTGGCCGCGCGCCGGGATTTGCCACCAGAACAGCCGGTAAAAAATCACCTTCAAACAATCTATAAAAGGTTGGTTGTGGGCGGTAGCGTGGCTAATTACGTACCAAAGGACGGCCCGAGCAAGCTAACCATTGAGAAGCTAAAGCCAGAATTTAGGGCCGAGCTCGAGCGGCGAATATTCGTAAGCGCCAACCTGATTAAACTCAATCGGGAAGAAGCGATAGAGCGAACCATTCAGCGGTTTCAGGGTTGGGTTAGCTCTATACCAGCTGGTGGAGCGCGGCCCACTGACCGCGTGGCCAGAAAAAAGCAGCTTATTCACGCTATGCCGAAAATGGACTACATAACGCGGCGCGTAGCCATCGATCAGGGGCATAAGCTGGCGGCGAACATAAAGTACGTTTTTGCTATGCAGGGCAACCCCATCGCGTTTTTTTGGCATAGCAATTGGCGCCGTCCCGGGTACGACTACCGAGAAGACCACAAAGAGCGCGACGAGCTTTATTACATGGTGCGGGATAATTGGGCAATTAAGGCCGGACTCGTTAAGCCGCTAAACGGTTTCTATGACGAAATAACCGCAGCGGCCGAAGAGGTCAACTGTAGTTGTCAGGTATTCCCGATTTATACCTGGCAGAAACTACCGCGTGAA